CCAATTCAAAGTTTCTTTCAAAACCGACAAATCCAAAGGTGCATCATATCCTAATCCATTAAAACGAAAACCGCGCTTCAGGTATGCTATCTCTGACAGAGGCTTAATATTCACCAATTCACCAGTTTTCGCCTCATCAGTATATTCGTACCCAAACAACTCCGCCATAGTACCAGCAAGTGCTAAAGAACCTGCAAGTGTTGCATACTGCGGAGGAAAACCTGTAACATGATCATCACCAAAAGTGTTCCAGAAAAACTCACGCTGAATGACATCAGCAGGAACACCATTTTTCAGCCAACAGGAAACTAGCATAAGGCTATTGACATACGAATTCATAACTGCAGTGGCTGGTTGGCCTGAAGGGTTCTTACCATTAAACTCATACACGTTACCATTGCGATCAATGTGTATTGAGTTCACAATATCAAGGAAAAGAACTCTTCTCACAACCCTATCTTCTGCGGTTGAGGAGCACGCATAGAAAAGCTCAGCGCACTCCAAAAACTTGTAGTCAACTGCAGGAGCAAGTTTGCAATCAAAAGAAGCATAATCACCAGCTCCATGAACGTATTCTGATGAAGGGTGAAGGTACTCATGAAGTGCTGTCCATTCATCGCTTACCGGATTTATTCCAACAGAAATACCATTCTTGATCTTGTTTGCACAAATATGCCTGATAAAATCTCCAAAATACATCCTAATGGAGATAAGTAACTGAATTGGGCATGCCATGAATTGTCTCGTTTTGCCAGCCTCAACCTTTTTGATCGGTCTACGCTCATCTTTGAGACAATCCATATAAATGTGCTCACTACGAACTCCCCTCTTCGCCTTGTTCACAACCTCCATAACCATCTCTCTTAAAGGAGCAATATCAGGAGAGGAAAAATCGACTTTACCAGCCGAACCAAGCCAAATCTTCTTTCCATTGCGAGTGTTCAAATTATGAGGGTAGCCCGCAGAAGTTCCACGGTCAATTGCGTTGCAATAATCAACACCGTCAACACCGGCAACAGCTTCCTCGAAAGACCACAACCTGGGCTCCCAAGGAGCGGGGACATTGTTTCGCAAAATCCTCTCATTGACAATAACGCTGGCTGTATCAAGCAGTGAATTGTCAATGCAAACAGGAGGATTGCAATACTTAAACTGGGCATTCTTTGCAGGGTCAATTGTAGTTCCT